TCAAGCCACCCTTGCCCTTCTCACCAAATTCAACGGGATCGTTGTTCTGTGGGCCGGCATCATCAGCCTTTTCCTGCGTCTTGTCTACAAGTTCATATCCCGTAGCGACGGTGGAGTTCTTCTTGGCCTTTTCCTTGCCTGCAGGAGCATTACCACGAAACGCGAACGGCGTATTGTAAGGACCAGCGGCACCCGAAGATGTAGTTTCTTCGAGATCGAGTTCCTCTTCAATAAGTTCACGGATAATCTGTCTAAGCTTTGCGCTCATTATTCTGCTCCTAGTTCTTTTTCAATTTGGTAGGCCAACATTAATGAAGTAATTTCATTATCCTTGACCATATTCTTCTTACCAATACCATCTAGTTGTAGGACGACTTCATTCAACTTAATCTGAACAACCCGATCCTTGACATCACGGATCTTGGTACGTAATTCTTTTTGGAGCATCGGCACTTCTTGTTTTACATAGGTTAGTAATGTGTGTTTATTAGCACTATCATTAATATATTCACGAAGCAAATTCTTCTGCTTATCATTGAGGTCTTCATATTTTTCATTGAATCGATCAATCAAAATCTTATATGCTAACAATCTCAAATCTTCCGACTGGCTCTTATATTCTTCAAGAAGTGCCGACTCCTTGAGTTCTGCTTTACGACTATGACCAAGCAAATGTTCTAGCAACGTAAAACGGGCAGACGCCACATCCTGAATATTCATGATGGACTTGCCCTTGTCTTGTGCTTCAGCAACAAATGTCTTATAAATAGATGCGTGGAGTTTGTAGGCAGGAATCTTGCAAGATAGAAATGATTCAAGATCATAATCCTTCTTTAATTCCTTAATGAGTTCATACTTCTCTTGTAATAACTTTCGTTCATCCAACTTGCGACGTTGGGTAATGACCATATCCAAGTATTGTACGGCGCGAGACTCACTGAGTCGGTCAGCGTTAACAAAGGCTTGATATAATTGTAGTTCTTTGCCCAATTCACAGTCGGCACTGAAATACTTCTTGAGAAGATTCAATGCGGCGGAGTTCGGTCGGCCTTCAAGGGTGTCAGAAGTAATTTGGCGAACTAACACTTCAAATAGGACGCCCGTATTCTTCACCTTCGAATGTGTGACCGTGGTTCCTCGTATACTCATATTGTGTTACTCCAGCGGGTTCGATTTATTGTAATGAAATCGTACTTGGAGTATTTAGACCAAACATTGTAGGCACAATGGCCAGTTTGATATAAAACTCGGTTTCATGTAACAACTATACATATCTCATAAGTATATAACTTATTCACCATCAATACGTTGTTCGGTGTCATCTTCCAATTTAGATGCGTCCAAAAAGGTTCCGGCATCAGATTTATCCACTTCTAGACCCTCAGACAACAATGCTGGGGTGGAACGTGCAAACTTCTTATCAAGCGATTGGAACATCGATTCCATTGAGAACGGACTCTTACGAGTCTTCTTACGAGTACGTTCCTTGGAGTGTTTGACAGCATCATATCGACCACGGAATCCTAATGGATCACGTCCACCGGGATGGCTGTCCTGTCCATACTTCATTCCGAGCGTAGGCCGACCCACTTCACCAACCGGGCCACTTTCGGGCTGTCCCCCTTCCGGCGGCATCCCTTCTGCGCCCGGTTCGCCTTCCATCGGTGGTTCTTGGGGGGCTTCGTCTTGTGGGAAGCCATATTTGACCGGATCGGGCTCGCCAGATTCGAGTTGCATATATCTGAAGCCCCGTTTGACATCCTCGGCAACGCCGTCTCGCTGTTTTTGTGTTTCATCGTCACTCATGTTAAAGATTTGTTTGTAGATCCAATCTTCTGAGATCATCTTCAAATTCTTCATATCTGACGCAGTTTGTACCTTTTCCTTCCACAAATTCAACTTTTCTTGTTCGTAAATGGTCGATGGGAGAGTCAGTTTCATGGAGAAATTGACTAGATCCTCATCTTCGAACCCCTGTGAGTACAAGTGAACGATGGCAAGTTTAGTAAGTTCAGCAACAATAATCTTCTGGATACGTTCGATGGTTCGAGCAAATCGAACATCTTCAGCAGCAAGAGTGAGCTTACCATTCAACATTTCATCATATCCCAAGAAGGCCTTTGGAATCTTCAAAGCGGCCATCATGCGGTTACGAAGATATTCAATGTCCTCGATGCTGTTAAATTCCAATCCACCAAGATTCGTAATTTCGGTACCAGAGTCACCGCCACGAACTGGGATATAAAAGTCTTCCAGAATGTTCATCATGTTATAGCGAAGGTTGTAATCCCCTGTATTTTGGTCAAGGAATGGCACCTTTTTCATCTTATCCGAGATACGCTGCATATACGTGTCAATTTCAGCGGGTGGAATGTTACCAATGTCGAGTTTGATAACCCGCTTTTCAGGGGCACGCATGATGCGATGGATGAGCATGGCATCTTCCATTAAGGTCAATTGCTTCCACACACGACGAGCGCCTTCAATAGCGGCGCGGCCGTATGGAAGGAAGTTGGAGTCAGACATGAGACGGAAGTGGGCTACTTCATAGGTTTCGAGTTTGGTCTTCTGACCATTCATACCCATCGTCTGAAAGTATGTGTATCGGGGATTGTTGAGGTCTTCGCCTTCAATACGAATCGTATCATAGACGGAGAGTGGTTGGACATTGATAATGCCATACTTCTCACTGATCTCAAGGAACAGGAAGTGGTCACCATACTTACACATATTACGAACCCACGGTGACAAATTGAAGTCCACGTTGAGAATGTCATAAAAGAGATTGGTTAAAATCTCCTTGATGTTCTGGTCTTCACATTCAATCGTAAGAATATCGCCAAATTCATTGTTGACAGTACACTCGTCAGCATAAATGTCGAGCGCAGCATGAATGATAGGATCTTGGTCCATGATATCATACTCACGGAACAACATAATACGCTGCGTCTGATAGGCCATGTTCAACCCATATTGGTTGCTCCATGAGTTACCTAGACCAGCGGTACTAAAGATACGACTGTAGCGATCCTTATATGCATTCGACAAATACGACTGAATGTAGTCTGTATCCGCTACCTTCAGTTGCTTGCCACCCACATGGCGGATGATTACACCAGTGGAAAAGAGTTTCTTTAGTCGTTGAAATAGATTCTGTTCAGCCATTCGATACCTCGTTCGTTACTATATAGACGTTGGGTGACTCAATTAGTACATTGTAGCTGGAGCATTATCATTTGGCATACCATCACTGGAATCTTCCGATGGGGCGCCATTTTGTGGTTCAACGTATTGTTGAAGCTTGGCATAATAATCTGGTACTTCCTTGAGATGTGCCAATACCAAGAGAGCGGTCTTCTTCAAATCGCCCTGCGTGACATCAACATGTTCAAGCTCGACGTTCAATCCCATATGAAATTCTTCGGGGGTAACTTTGGTCTGGTCGAGATGAAGTGCCTGATAGAGTTTATCGGTGTGTTCACGCGGAAGCTTTTCTGTTGATTCAGCGAGAAGTCTAGAAAGTTTAATCATTTGAAAACCACACGGGTTGGAGGTGGTGATACTGTATCTACCATAAGTAGTAAGTTCATGTACTGATTTCACATAACTGGTTGGAAAATCATGAGCAAGTTTCAAAAACTGTCGTAAAGGACAGTCACACACAATACAATTCATGGTCTGATGGCCGAGTTGGTTAGCAGCAACCCACCGATGGTGTCCATCTACGATATATCCATCGGATGTGGTGACGATGGGTTCAGCATGAATTGTATATGGTTTACTTATAAGATTATCAATTTTATCTTGATTTATGCTTTTTTGAATCGGTTTAAGAATTTGAGTAGACTGTGGTTGTTGTGTTGTTGACACCTTCTTGGCACGTAAATAGATTCGAAAATTTGATAATTCTTTCGTAGGTATCTGTGGAAGAAGGTGCCGAGGAATTTCGGTCATGCTATACATGATGTAATAATATCGAAGATAGTGCTATCAGGAGACGGCGTGACATTACCAGACTGAAGTACCGTTCCACCATCTTCCTTCAATTCATATGTCAACGACGTATATGTTATTGGATTAAATGGAGTTGAATTATTATTTGCTTCATATGACGTAACATCTACCGAAGCAAGTGTGCGTGGTAGAGTTTGTGTTGCCGTAACAG